ATTGGATTATTTGAACCTTTTTCAATACTCATATCACAAGCAATAGATCCAACAGAATCCCATATAAATAAAAGATCATAAGGTAAATTTCCTTTTTTCTGTTCAGATAACATATCTAATACAAAAGTACCAACATCTTCAATTGAATTGATTGTACTTCTATCTCGATAAATAAAGAAACCTTCATGATCTAAAATTTCTCCAGTTGTCTCATCAACAACATCAGTCATCTCAAATCCCATTGTTCTCCAATGCTCCCACGAGTGCTTCATCTCAGTGATAATCAATACAGGTAATACACCTTTCTTTTGAGCATTTACTGCTAACTCAATAGATGTTGTAGATTTACCTGTATTGGATTTACCTCTAACAATCATGATATGCCCCATAGGACATCCAGGAATGGATAGGGCTTCTTGCAGAGCAGGAGAGAATGGAATCCAATCTTGAGCTTTAAACTTTACGTTTCCCCCAAGTCCTTTATTTGATTTAAATTTGTCAAGACTAAAGGCCGCTTTGATCTCTTTCCCAGCGGCCTCTGTCAATGACTTTCTATCTTTTTTTATTAGATCTTTAGCCATAAATTTTTATATATTATTAATTAAAACGGCATATCGTCGTCGTCCTCGAACAAAGCGTCGAATTTGTCTTCTTTGGTTTGTTTTACTACTGGTTTAGTAGAAACACTGTAATTTGATTTTGGAGTTGATACAATTTCAGTTTCAAATGATTTAGAACTTTCAACAACCGCTGCTTCACTACCATCTTCATCTGGTGTAATAAATTCAGCTAAAGCTGCTTTAATTTCGTCAAATGGAAGTGGTTTAAATGTATCTAGAGGGTTTATTTGTTCTTCCAACCATTTCTCAATTTCTGTTTCATCGTCAGATAATGGGGATGTTTTAATAGATACCTGAATTGTTGTTTTATTATATTGAGTTCCTGTAACATCGGGTCCTACTGTACTTAGTTTGATATCTCTACCAACCATAATATCTGTAAAATCTCCAACTTCTTCGTCTGCAGCTAGCGACAAGAACGCTTCATAAATTTCTTTACCAAATTCCCACATTACAACACCTGCTTCTTCATCACCACGAACGATAACGGGGCATTGGTATCTAACTTTAGGATCTAATTTTTTAGCTAAACGCCAATTTTCTTTGTCATTTGATCCACGTAATGATTTTGCAAATTCTGCAATTGGATCTTTCTCACCCCAGTTTAATGGAGAAGCAATAATTTTTTTACTACCAATACCATAATACATTTTCATTTCAATGAAAGGATTTTCCTTATTGAATTTGAATGGTACTACTCTAATTGATTGTTTTCCGATAGACGGTTTAAATTTTTGGGGATATTTACTACCACCACCTTTAACAGGAGCACTTTGCAAAGCCTCTAGTTTCTTCTTGATTGCATCTAGATTCATAATATAACTATTTTTATTTATAACTTAAATATACGGAATCTGTATTAGATATCCAAATATTTTTTTATTTTACTTCGATAATTTTATATATCTTTGTATTTAATTGTTTTAATTCTCCTTCTTGAGTTAACAAAATACAATTTTTATAATGGATCCAATCGATTGGGAATTTGGGATCCACAACACCTTTATTTAAACTTTTAATCAGTTCATTTAATGCATTTATTGAATATAAAGTATTAAACTCCTTTTTCCTATGCACCAATATAGTATTGTCTGGAATATCTGTTATATTTCCTTGATCAATATTATATGTTACTACATATTCATTATTACTTTTGACATGAAGTACAAACATTTTGTTATATACTATATCGTATTTACGAGTGATTCCCTCGATAAGTGTGTCTAGGCCGTTCAGGGTTGTGAAGGTACAAAAAAGACGGTTATTTAACATGCTTATATGTGAATTAATATCAAAATCATAACCATAGTTATGGTCTGTATTATACATATATGGAGATACATCAAGGATTTGATTCATGGCCTTTATTTCTTTTTAAATTGTTCCAAATACATTTTTATTTCAGCATCAGTATCTACATATTCACCAAAATGTTGAGCATATTTAGAATATTTTATCATCACCTTATTTAGTAATTCCAATACTTGTTCCTCACTATACATTCTTTCAGCTTGCCATTTAGCCCCAGCTATAAATGAATGTCTATCTGATGGGATACAGTTTATGTAATGTCTTTCAGCAGCTTCTTCTAATGTTTCTTGTTCATGTGGTTCTACTAAATGACGCTTTCACTTTTCTTCAGGTGTTTCGCAAAATGAATGAGGTTTCTTTTCTTGTTTTGGTTTAGAATTGTGCCACCTCATAGATGATGGTATATCAAGTTGCTGTTCTAACTCAAACATTTCCTCTTCTAAGTCTTGTTTAGGTTCTTCTTGTGGTATAGTGATTTTGTAATATAAATCCCATTCTCCTTTAGTTTCCCAACTTTCTATTCTAACAAACTCACAAGAACTATTCTTCACATACCACTCCAAGAACTCATCATCTATTGCTTGTACACCATCTGCAATTAGAGTTGGGTCTGTTGTTAAGATTACTTTAAATTGTGTTTTCTTATTACAATTCAGATGTTTAGTCTTTTTACCTTCATAAAGAAGATACTCACATTTTTCTTTAAAGTATTCACCACCATAACCTTTCCATAAATACCAATCACCTTCTTTAATCTCTTCATCAGATGTGATGTACAGGTGTTGATTATTACTTCTAGCTGTTTGGGGTAGATGGTGATTTGATAAACATAAATCTCCATCCCCATATTCTAAATATAACCTACTTGGTTGGTCTGTTTGTAATAAAAATATATTTTTCATATTATAACCTTTATTTAAAATTGTAATTAATACCCTTTTTATATTTAACCGATAAATTATATTTACTAAATATCTTTTCTATCTCTAATATACAATCTTTTTCTTTAATATCCACATCAAGTAAAAAGGAATCATAAACCGTAAGTACAAGTTTTGTTTTCAAACCTCTCAACACCTTAAATATATCCCACATCAATAATACATTAGTCGACGTCTCTCGTTCCTGCAATATATAATTCAGTAATTTTTGTGGATTCATTTCACTCAGTTTATCCTTCTCAAATCTATAACCTGAAATATCACACTCAATATATCCTTGTGTATTAAATTCAATCCATTTCTCCTCAGTATATTGTTTTACTTTCTTAAAGAAATCCAGGTCTTCATATTGTTTCCAAATACCTCCATATATTTGTTGGAATGTTATTTCTTTCGATCTTTGATAATCCACTCCATACATTTCAGCGAAAGCCATGTGAATGTCAATCCCACCGAAATCATGGTGTAATATATTAGACAAAAGGGAGGGATGATAAGCACTAACATCCATTTCAATAAAAATATCATTGCGAGGTATAAAGCATTCTCTTTCACCATTTTCTTTATTTAAAGTTGAAAAATTAATACCTCCAAATGTATTTGAAGGTCTTGTTGTTGTGGTATTTAAATTATAATTTGTATAAGCATATTCCCCGATGACTTTATCGTGGTAGCGTTTATACGCGTCTATATCTACCCGAATACCCGCTCGTTCTAACATATTATATACAATATACGCTCTCTCATTATAAAACCTGTTAATATCACCAATTTCAAAATTATTGTAATTGGTTTGGCATATTTCATAGTGTTTTGAGATCGGAACTATATTGTTCAAATCGTGTCTCCGTGGATATAAATTTTTAAAAAATGTATGTGCTTCGGTAGGGACAGGTATATACGTATCCAATTTTGGGGTTGGGGAGTACACATTCTTAAGTTGGAAATAATGCAAGAACTCCTTTTTGTCTCTCACATATATCTTTTTAATGCTATCGAATACATCATTTAATACATCTTCGGGTAAATTAATTGTTTCACTGTGGGATATTGGGATTATATAACCTTTATGGTCTATTAATGGTCTTATATATACGCAAGATATTTGGTTTTGTGATGGATGTGCATATGGAGATGTAGGGATTATCTCTACATAGACTTCATCATATCGTCTATTGCAAAATAATTTAATTTTTTCTATATCCTCTATCAACCAAAACATATGGTTAATATACAAAAAAAGCCTGGATTGTCCAAGCTTTGGATATTAATTTTCTATGAAATATTTGGAGAAATCTGATTTGAAGTATTGCGA